AGGGTTTTCGACAGCCAATACTTCGGAGTTCCCCAACGACGCAAAAGAATCTATATTGTCGGATATCGTGGAAAAAACTGGAAAATCCCATTCTCAGTATTATTTGAAGAAGGATGTTTTGAAAGCGTTGAAGAAAAGAATAGAATCAAGAGGGATGAGTACACCAAAAATATTCTCGGACAAATTAAACTCGCTGGTACGGTAACTAAGTCTTATGCTCAAACATTAGTTGATGGGTTTGGTAAAGTATCAACATCAAACTATTGGGCGGATAAAGAAGGTATTAGAAGGTTTACTGAACGTGAATTAGAAAGACTACAAGGTTTCCCTGATGGGTATTTGGATTTTGAAATTAATGGTAAGAAACCAAGTTATTCTTCCGTTAAAGGTGCTATTGGTAACTCAATGACCGTCAATGTTATGTATTGGATTGGACAACGAATTAACTTCATTGACAACTATATTGTTTCTAAGAAGATTTTGAAATCTCACAAAAAATAACTATATTAGATTATGCAAGAAAAAGAATCAAAAACAAATAGTCATTTTTGGATTAGTATTATAAAGTCCATTATAAGATTTGGAGCGTGTTATTTTTTATTTAATGGTGATATTAAAAGTTCATCATTGTTATTCGTATTTGCTGAAGGTTTAGGTATTGCCGAAGAAATATTTTAAATATGAATTATTATTTAACTCAGGCTTTTGTAAAAAAATTAAAAAATGAAAACAACAGAAAGACCAACCAACAACTTCGACACGGTAGTGTTCAAAGAACTGAATTTTCAAACTCATCCAATGGGAATAGGAAATCAGTGTATAGTCCAGTTTCCAAATGGTTACGGAGCTAGCATTGTAAAAGGTGAACATACCTACGGAGGTAAAGATGGGTTATACGAAATGGCTATCTTTGGTAAAGATGGTGAAATATCATATAGTACACCAATTACAGATGATGTACTTGGTTACCTTTCCGAAGAAGATGTGGAAAAAACATTAACGGACATTAAAAATTTAGACTAATGACAACTGAAACTAAATTCAGGGCGGGTTTAGTAATGTCGTTATTAGGTTTGGTAATTATGACATTTGAATATTTTGAAAAGGACAGAGTTTATCAGGAACTTAAAGTGTCATCATCAAAACAATTTGATAGTTTAGAAATGATGTATTTTAATGATGCTGGTAAATATGAAATGGCTTTAGAAATATACAAAGAAATAAACCCTAAGGCGGTTGAACAAATAGAGTTAATAAAAGCAACACAAACTGAGTAACATGAGTGAAATAGGTAAAGACTTACACATAGGTAATGGATCATATATTAATATCCAAACTAGTAGTTTAGTAAAAATGCAAGAACAATTTATTGTATACACTGACGACGGTCCAATTTCTTTAACTGTCGATATTGTTGCGGATTTTGAAACAATAGATAAGAACTATCGAGAGATATTTTTTAATGTACTATCCTCAAAATATTTAAATAAAGTATCTTTTGGGAATAATCCATTCTCAGAGTGTAGACCCATTGTTAAAAGAAAGTGGTGGCAATTTTTTAAACCTAAATTTGTAGAATTATGAAAACATTTGAAATTATCGGTTCATTAATGATTCTTAGTGGAATTTTTATTGGGTATAGTATGTATACCGCACCTGAAATGGATAATAAGGGCAAAATTACTAAACCAGGTAAAAAACTTAGAGATTTGTTTAAAAAATAAAATATGATATTTATCATATAATCAATTAGTATGGCATACGGAGATAAGGTAATAGACCATTTCAATAACCCACGAAATGTAGGAACTTTGGATAAATCAAAATCTAATGTAGGTACGGGATTAGTGGGTGCACCCGAATGTGGTGATGTAATGAGATTACAAATTGAGGTTGTTGATAATGTCATCATCGATGCAAAATTTAAAACTTTCGGATGTGGTTCAGCAATAGCATCATCATCTTTAGCAACCGAATGGTTGAAAGGAAAGAGTATCGATGACGCATTGACGATTGATAACATGGATTTAGTGGAAGAACTATCATTACCTCCGGTTAAGATACACTGTTCAATTTTAGCTGAGGATGCTATCAAAGAAGCAATAAAAGATTATAGACAAAAGCAAGGATTACAGGAATTAATCTTTGAAAAATATAATAAATAAAAAACAAAAAATAATATATGAGTTTTATTATCGGTAAGGCTTGTGTTGATTGTATGGACACCGCATGTGCAAATGCCTGTCCAGTTGATTGTATTCACGGACCAATTAATGTTGATGGTTCAGGTTCTGAAGTTGAAAAAGATGGTAGAGAATCGTTTCCTGGTGGGCAACTTTATATCAATCCAGATACTTGTATTAATTGTGGAGCCTGTGTTCCTGAATGTCCTGTTAGTGCAATTTACGAAGATGAAGATTTAGCAATTAGTGCGGGAGAAGAAGAATACGTTCATAAGAACTACGAATTCTTTGGTTTAAAATATAATTAAAATGGTTACGGTCTCAGAGAAAGCACTTGAACATGTTATAGAATTAATGATGAATCAGGGGATAAATCCTGATACTCATTATCTTCGTGTTGGAGTTAAAGGAGGTGGTTGTAGTGGATTATCATACGCCATGGATTTTGATGATACAATAACAGATATGGATGAAGTTGTTGATTTAAATGCCTTGAAGGTAATTATAGATAAAAAATCGGTTTTATATCTATACGGTACTGAATTAGATTATTCCGACGGATTAAACGGAAAAGGTTTTAATTGGATTAACCCACAGGCAAGTCGAACTTGTGGTTGTGGTGAGTCGTTCGCACTCTAACATTTTTTTTTCTCATTTATTTTTATTATATTATACCTATGAAGGTATTAGAATTATTTGCTGGTAGTCGTTCAGTTGGTAAGATTGCCAAGGAACTTGGAATGGAGGTCTTCTCTTCCGATTTAATTGAGTTTGAGGGTATTGATTACCCGATTAGTATTTTAGACTTTGATGTCACAAAAGTTCCATTTAAACCTGACATCATTTGGGCATCACCACCATGTACCGGATTTAGTGTGGCGGCAATAGGACATCATTGGACAGGTGGTAAAGGAGCCTACATCCCCAAAACAGATACCGCTAGATTAGGTATTGAATTAGTTAGAAAGACACTCGAAATTATTGAACACTTTCAACCAACTTATTGGTTTATGGAGAATCCTCGTGGAGTACTTCGTAAAATGGATTTGGTTAAAGAATTAAAAAGAAATACAGTCACATATTGTCAATACGGGGACGAAAGAATGAAACCCACAGATATATGGACAAACAGTAATGAGTGGATTCCTCGTAAGATGTGTAAGAATGGTGACCCTTGTCATGTTGCTGCGCCGAGAGGTTCTCGCACAGGAACTCAAGGTAGGGCCAATGCATACGAAAGAAGTAAAATACCTGAAGACCTTTGTAAAGAAATATTAAAAAGTTGTTCGTAATGGATATAAAAAAAATTTACATAAGTGGAGGTAGTCAATGTATTGGTGGTGGATTTAATTGGCCTGATGTTAAAAAAGTTTATAAAGAACATTTTAATTTGGAAATTGAAAATCATTTAGATGTTGCATACCCAACACTTGTTGGTAAACACTTTAATGTGCCGGTGGTAAATGAAGGAGACTTTGGTGGATCTGTACACAGATTACTAAGACTCACTTATGATTACATATTTAAAAACATTAATGATTTAAACAATACATTATTCATTATTGAAATACCACCAGGATGGAGAGAGGAAGTCTATTCAAATGAATTGAAACGTACGGTTAATATGACAATAGGAAACATATTATCGCCAGACGACCCAACAGATTTTGCGGGAGGTAATGATAAAAGAGATTTACATAAAATACATAAAGTTATCTCATCATATTTTGAGGCGTTTGTAGATTATGATTTTGAATTAGACAGATGGATGAGGGGAATTTTAGGTTTACTTTCATATTTTAAATTAAATAATCTAAAATACATATTGATTGATACTGGTGATTTCCAACATTTTTTATTTAGAAATAAAGTGAAAGGTGATTACAATTATATTTGGTTTGAAGGACCAAATTGGCCATACAACACTACACCGATGACCCATTGGTTGACCGAAAAAAAATTATTAATTAAAAATGAAACTAATGGTTTAGCTACAGATGAACATATGGGAATTGAAGCACATAAAATAGTTGCAAATAGTATTATAAATTATATAAATGAAAAGTTATAAATGAATATTAAACACCCATTAATTAAGGGTAAAGTAAAAGAAATAAAACCATTCATCTATTGTGTTGAGATAGATGACGATTACGATAGAGCAATGTTATTCTGTCGTTATCAAGAGTTCTACGAATCCCCATATAAAAAATTCAGAGGTAAACCATTCACATGGATGGAGTACATGAGACATTATAAGTTGGCTTGGAAGAAAAGAACGTTCACTTATCCTGATGATTGGTCTGGTTATAACATTCCAAGCAATGTTATGGAAAGAGCAAATAATGTATTCTATAAGGATACTGAATATGATCAAATTATGAATGACATTTATTTTCATTGTGATATTGATTCACAAAATAAAAATAATAACACAAGATGTAATTGGTATTTGATTGGAGCAAGTTCAAAAGATAAAGGAACTACCAACCATGAAATCGCTCACGGTTTATATTTTACAAATAAAGAATATAAAAATAACGTAACCAAGTTAATTAAAAACATTAAATCAACTCATTACGAAAAATTAAAAAAGAAATTAATTAAGATGGGTTATGTGGACGACAAAAAAATTATTGATGACGAAATTCATGCGTTTATGTCAACAGGTTTATATAATGGGTTGAATACAAAAGAATTAAAGGTATACGAAAAAGAATTTAAGAAGAATTTTAGTAATTTTACAAAATGAGACGAAAGATAATTTTCATTGACATTGATGGACCATTAGCTTGGGCAACATGGTACGATGGTAAGGTTACTATCAATGGTGGTGTAGAAGATTTCCAAATTCCATACCCGTGGGTTAAAGAAGATTGTGAGGCATTGCAAAAGATATGTGATGAAACAAACGCCGAGTTGGTAGTTAGTTCAGATTGGAAAAAACATTTTACCTTCGCTCAGTTAAAAAGAATCTTTTGGAACTATGGTATAACTGCCCGACTGATTGATATAACTACACATCAGGACCTATGGAACAAAATGAGTAGACCTTCAATAGACC